GTCAATACTCTAACTCTAGTTTTCCTCTGGTCATAAGACCATTGCAAAGCCAGACAAGTGCATCGACGCAGTCATCATGGGAGCTAACTCCAAAGTTCACAATTTCATCAGTCAACGCTTGGAACTTGCGATATTTGTTAAAGACTATTTTCCGTTGCTCGAACATGCCCATGATTCCACGAAATCTAGCAACTTTATCTCCTCTGAAACCTTTGACCGGATGCCAGTGCATGTTGTAGAGCCCATGCTCTCCTAAACAGATTCGCTTGAAATCAGCTTCCAAAGATGCCTGGTACGCCACTGCTTCTGACCAAATTTCAATACCGCTGCCAGTGGGGAAGTACTGGTCGTTATCTTTACTTATGACACCCCATTCTTCCATCATCTCCATTAATGCTTCGAGCTTTTCAAGGTTACCCATGATACGAAGTCTCTTGCAATCAATGATGTGAATCTTCCCTCCCACGCGCCCTCCCATCACGAAGACCGTGTAGTCGTTCCGTTCACGAACGCCCGCAGATAAATCAACCCCGACCCCTAAGGTTTCGAATTGCATGTCGATGGTTCCCTTGATAATTAGATCAGGGGACAACGAAAGCTCACTGGTTTGGACGACCTGATTTTGATACTGAAAGCTAAAGGCAACAGGGGCCTGGCGGCGTCGGTCACGTAGGTAATCGAGCGACCACATGTCCGGCCAATAAGAGATCTCATCTCCGTTGTCATCGACCGTGATAGCAGACTGGATGATCTGCACCCAATCATTGGCAGGGATGAACGTGGAGTTATGAATGTCGTCATGGCGGAAACGGGTGCCTAAACAGATCGCCCTGCCACCTTCAAACATGGTCGGAACAATAACTGAGTTCCAGTTATCTTCCATCGCCTGACGGATGTCACGGTTCTTGATATCATCCGCACTCTTGATGGCGTCATCAATGATGCAGAGGTGTGAACGTTTGGAGGTCACAGCACCTTTGAGACCTGCACAACAAACAGTAAACTCCTCTTCACCCGTTGACTTGATACCTGCAAACTTCCAATCAATACTCCAGTACTCATTAGAGTTGATGCCTTTTGCAATCTTTACGGTAGGAAAGATCTCTTTGTATGTTTTACTTTCCTCGATGATCCTTTTGATTGCTGCACTCTTAGGCCGCGCCACATCGACCGTATAGGAGATGTAGAGGATCTTCAAAGGTTTCTTCGCCAGTGCATGGATGCCGATGGACCAGGCGGTATAAAGACCTAGGATCGTGGACTTGGCGCTACCCCGTGGTGCAAGGATGTCGATGTTGGGGCCACCGATTCCGATTAAGCATTCAGAGTCCTCCCCGGTGCACAGGTACTTATGCCATTCCAAGTGATGGGCGGCAGGTGGTTTATCACCTACTACCTCACAGAAATATGCAAAATCTGTCCTTGCTTTTTCTACATCAATCGACGACGTTTTCTTAACGACACGTTGCTGTGCAGCAGCCCGTGCAGTCCGTCGATATACGCTATAAATACTTGTTCCTGCCATGCTGAAAGCATAGCGCAGTAATTATTACTTAAGGTTGCTTTCTATGTATCCATTTAAAAAAGCAGCGCCGTCTCCGTTCAACTGAGGCATTGCTTCTTCTGGATTATCTAAGAAAAACTGAACACGCTCTTCTGGTAATCCAAACTTCTGACGCGGCTTACCTCTGCAGGGATCTTCAGGGCCAGTGCCCCCAGAACCTGCATTCCGCATTACACACTCTTCGTAAGTCTCCTCGCGGACATTACTGAAGTCGTAGCTCGACGTAGGCAGCGATACATTTAGTTCTTTAAGCATTACTAGCGTCCACCAAGGCGGTCTTGGATGAATTGACCTAAGAACATACCGGCCAACTTACCGAGCTCCTGTTCCACACTGGGTTGGTTCCCCATAATGGCGCCAGGTCCATAACGCTCGAAATCAGGATCGATTTTGGGTAATTGTCTTGGGATCCTTGGGTAACGTTCAAATTCAGGAACCCCTGGAAAATCATCAAAAATCCCTGGAATACCGCGTCTTGGCATTCCTTCAGGATAATGAGGTAATGTTCGGAAGTCTGGGTATCTACGAGGAATCTCGTCCATCTCTATGGATGGTCCGCGCTTCGGTCCTCCCAAAACAATCGGATTACAAGGGGGTCCGCCTGGAGTATCACAACGCGCTACTAACATATAAAAACCAACTAAGTTAAAACAATTTTATCAAGACTCTTCTTGCAAGATCTTTGTCCACACGCCCATCGATGCCTCCTGGAGAGGGCCTTCGATCGGGTCATCACGGAAGATAGTCATCATCTCACGCAGTGCTCGGTCTGCACCAGCAAGAATCAAACCCTGCTTATCCATCAACACCTTCTCATCCTGAAGCTGTTTGATCGCACCACGCAGTTCTTTCTGCAGCATGGCAATACGAGCTGTGCCCATATCCTGCTTGACCATGCCCATATCGATCGCATCGCGCAGCTTCGAGATGTCCTGCGTCATTGCATCGATCTCCATCTCCAAGACAGCAGCAAAGTTCCGCTTCTTGTAAGTCTCTTGAGACCAAGTATCACAATCCACGATAGAACCCTGAAAGCCAAGAAACCTCGCATACAGGTACATCTGTATCGGGCTAGTTGACTTTTTGCAGAAAGCTAAGAAGGATTCACGGTCTTTATCAGTTAATTCGTGAATCCATTCCGTCATGCTCTTGCCTGGCGTTGCGCCTGCTCGTAATCCCTGTTCTCTTTATAGCGACGGAACTGCTCACGTTGCAACTCAGTTGCCCGAGTTTCTTCACCCGTGGTACGAACAGTTTGCCGTTGTTCAGTACCAGTGGTCTTGATTCCGGCGCGTTGCTCTTCACCTTCAACCCGACGTGTGGAGCGCGTCTGGCCACCTTCTTCCTTGCGGACAGTAACAGTGCCTTTGGTCTGCTCTTGAATGCCAAGACGCTGTTGTCTCCCTTCTTCTTTACGGGTCTCTCGGGTCTGTTCGCCAGTGGTGACGATAGCCTTCCGCTGCTCTTGGCCTTCGACTAGGCGAGTGGCTCGCGTCTGTTTACCCGTTTCACCAATCTTACGTATATCCACTTCGCCTTGTGCCGCGATGTTTTTACGAGTCTGTACACCTTGAGCACCGATGTTCAAGCGAGTTTGAACACCCTGTGCGCCAATGTTGGCTCGTGTTTGTGCACCCTGAGCAGCAATATTAAAGCGTGTCTCGGCACCTTGAGCCTGGATACCGCGTATGTTCTGTTTTTGGAAGAATGCAGCGTTTGTTTGGTCTAACTGCGCACCAAGACGCATGTTGTTTTGATTTTGTTTAAATGCAATCTCACCTAACTTTATCTGCTGACGGAAAGCATCAGTATCGGTCCTAACGATCTGCGGGTCTACGTCTTCGTATTCAATTTTAGGCGATTTCGGCTGTCTCGACCCCATAACTAAATTACTTCTTTTTTAAATTTTATCACCGCCCAAAGCTGCGGTTAGTGCCAGATCGTGCCATGTCTGCAGCGGCTTGTGCTTGGGCTGCAGTAGCTCTTTGGATGTCTGCTTTGCCGGCCATGGATTGTAACAGGCGCTGTTGAGCGGCAGAGGCCGTCGCGTCTTTAGACCTAAGGAAACGCTGACTCGCATTTAAATTGCGCTCAATCATTTTCCGACCAGCCTCGTCCAGATACGGCATCACTGCTGCCATCTGCGCTTGACTCTGTCGAATTGCAGTAGCCGCAGCCTCTTCGCGTCTTCTGCGGAAAAGCGGATCAAGACGTGTCTCGATGTCAATCACCTGATCAGCAATGGAAGGTGTATCAGGTCTTCCTTGCAAAATCTCTTCAATACGCGCATCGCGTTCTGCTCGGGCGACTTCAGCTCTCTCTAACTCGGCTGCGCGAAGCTGCTGACCGAGATCTGTTTTGGTTTGCAGCAGGTTCTCGTAGTTCTGTTCGTAAGGTGTTGCGTCTCCAAAGCCTACGCCCAGAACTTTAAATTCAGGTACCCGCTCGCCAGTGCTGAGGTCAAGTCCACCCGTCGACAAAGGAATGCCGATGGCAGCGGCCTGACTGCGCATCTGTGCGATCTCTTCTCTTAGAGCGGCATTCCGTTTTTTCAGTTCGTCTGACATATCAAGTGTATTGATACTGGCGGGTTAAAGCAGAACCTGCTTGCTCGGCTGCCTTCATGCCCGTATTTAATCCAGCACGCTGTGCGTTTTGAATCATGGCGGCGCGAGTTGCGATGTTCTGGCGAATACCAGCGGCAGCCATGCCTCGCTCGAATTCTTTCTTCGAACGTGCTTCAGCTGCGGCAAGGATTTCAGGGTTCAGCAGACGCATCGCATCGCGCATGGTCCTAGCATCCTTAAGGGTTTGCATACTCTGGGCCATACCTGCGGGTCCGAGTACGTCAAGGGGTGAACCGTAAGGATTCACACCGCCGTACATTCCAGTCCCCGGAGGTAAGCCGGATCCACCGTAATAAGGCGAACCAGGGCCTTGATAACCGAGCAAACCAGCTCCTGTCTGTCCTACTCCACCTAAAGCCTGCGTCGTAGCGGGGCCGACTGTATCTCCTGCAATCTGTCCGCCTTTGAGTGCGAGTGCACCAGCACCTAAGCCCGCTGTGCCAAGCAGAATTTGTTTTGCTGCTACAGGGCCGCCGAGCTTTGCAATGATCTCTGGGGAAAGTTGACCTGCTAGTCGTGTCGCGCCAGCAGTACCTGCTCTTGCAATTCCTCCAAGAGGCATTCCCGAAACATACCCTAAGCCACCTCGCACAGCGGCCTCAATTGGCCGACCCTGCTGCAGTGCAGGCAAAGCTGCACCTACACCCATGATTAAAGGCAGTTTAGTTAGTGCTGCTTTACCGCCGGCCATAATTAGCGGAGCCAACTGGATAGCCATTACTTAATACTTCTTCTTATGCTATTTATTTTAAATTGTGTAACCCTTTACTTAGAAAGGAAGCATGCTACCTAAAGTACCGCCTAGCACTGCACCAAGAGGTCCTGCGGCTGCACCCAAGAATGTTCCGGCGCCAGCTCCAACTGACGAGGCCAGGGCGGTACCACCAGCTTGACCAAGAATGCTTCCCAATGGTCCCCCAAAACCACCCTGATTTCCCTGAGGTGCTTGAGCAAATCTCATCTGAGTCTGCAAAGCCAAAGTATTGTCTGGCGCGTATAAAGTATTTCCTCCGCCTAAGTCAGCTGTCGTAGAGCCTTCTGACTTAATGTAAGTGTCTCCTAAATCTTTATCACCTGCATAACGTCTTCTATAGGAACCAATTTGATCTTCAAATGCTTTCCTTAAGTGCGTATTAATAAAGCTATTGTCTTCCTCCTTTTCTGACGTAAAGTCATACGAAGGCGTCTTCCCTGGCTTCCACGCTGGATAAGACGCTTTGGGTACCTCATAAGGGATGTCCATGCCGAAGCCTGCACCTGAATATGAAGGGTCAAAATATGAACTCGTCGATCCAGACATATCTAGTAATTAGTAATTGAAATTACGACTAAGGGTGTCGAATCCCTGCCTAAATACATAGTTTAAATCACCACCACCTGACATCGGTTGGTTGCGCGGTGTCATTGCATCCTGGCGATGCTGTTGTAACGCCATTTGGTGTTGGAACTTACGATCAGCAAGCTGTGCATGTGCCTGGGTCCGGATCAGGTCGGCCATTAATTTCTGGTCGATACTTTCAGCGGTGCCTTGTTGGCGCATGGCCAATTGGTCAAACGCTCCCTGTTGACGCATTGCCATCTGATCGATCGGGCTGCCCATCCCGACGTAGTAGTCAGAACGAGGTTTTTCGCCAGGGCCGATTCCTCTTACCAATGCGGTTCCACCAGCCAGTAAAGCTGCTCCCGCAGTCGCCGCAGCGGCTGGAGTGAATTTTTCGACATATTTAGCAGTTCTCTCTGGATTCTCCGTGATGAACTTCGTCACAGGATCTGCTTTTTCGTTTGTAAAACGGGGAACTCTTTCTGTTTCAGCCGAATCCGCCTGCCGTCCCATGTATGCATCAGCCATTCCAGGCTT